GCAAAACAAAGAGAAAAAATATCAACTTTTGTGTGCTAATTGTAATTGGATTAAAAGGTTTGAAGATAAAGAAGTTATAGGGTCTCCAAGAAAATATTTATGAAAATTTTGAATTTATATTGTGGTATAGGGGGAAATCGTAAAAATTGGGGAGATGACCACGAAATAACAGCAGTTGAAAATGTGCCAGAAATAGCAAAGATTTACCAAGACTTCTTTCCAAGGGACAAAGTTATTATTGCAGATGCACACCAATACTTATTAGACCATTACAAGGATTTTGACTTTATATGGAGTAGTCCGCCCTGCCCGACACATAGCCGATTTAATCATTTATCAAATGTGCAAGAAGGTAAAAAGATAAAATATCCTGATATGGAGTTATGGCAAGAGATTATATTTCTAAAACATTGGTTTAAGGGAAAATATGTTGTTGAAAATGTTATTAGTTATTACGAACCGTTTCTACAACCGACAGAAAGTGGAAGTCATTATTTTTGGACTAACTTTGTATTTACTCCTACACCAAATATAAAAAGGGGAATAAAAAGGAAAGATGAAGAAGATTTCTTACGAGAACAACAAATGGGAATAAGTTTAGATGGATATAAATTCAAAATAAAACGGGATAGAAGAAAACTAATAAATAATTGCGTAGAACCACAAACAGGACTCCATATTTTTCAAGAAGCATTTAGAGAATATAAAACATTATTATAAAATATATGCCCTACTCATACCTAAAAGAAAACGAGTCAGTAATTCTCAATAAGGGATTAATAAAAAGATATCGCAAGAACTTTTACAGTTGGGAACGCAAGGAAAAAGAAAGGCAGGAGGATTTGGAGAGGTGGCATAAAAAAGTTATCCACATAGCAACCACTAAACAGGACTTGACAAGGTTTTAAAAATAGAATAAGATTAAATTAGCCTAAGCTGTTCACCCATAATAATTAAAATAAAATACAATGCAAAATATAGCACAACAAGAAAATAGAAAAAGAAGAGATTTAGAGATTAGTTCAAAATATCCTATTAGAACAATGAGAGAACTTGCAAAAGAATATAATTTATCAATAGGTAGAATAAAACAAATAGTAGATAAAATTAAAATGAAAGAAAAATATGAGAAAATTACCAACAAACAAAACAGACAAACAAAAGATAATAATAAATGCTACTTATGATTATTTTGGAATAATGACACCAAAAGAGAAAGCAAGAGCCAATCAAATAGCATTATGGATTATGGGAAGAAAGGCAAGAAATGAAATATTACCAGAAGAACAAAAAGCAGTTAGACAAATACAAGAAAACATAAAAGACGAAGTTTATACCAAAGGACTACTTCTAAACCCAGTTTCGTTATAGGTTTTCTCTCAATAACTTAATAGTTAGCAGTATAAGGGAAAATATAACATAGCAAAAAGGTACAAAACCCACTCCCTATAAATTTTAAAAGGTCGTTATAGGGGCAAAACACAATTGACCAATTAAATAAAAGTATGAAAACAAAACACGCTTTTAAATATCATAATCCCTATTTAGAACAACTTAAAGATTTCTTGTGGGTTACACTGATAACAATTTTATTCTTTGTATCACAAGCAATGGTTATGGATTTCTATTTGGGAAAACCAATATGACAGAAAAAGACATTGAAAGCTGGTTAAATAAAGGTTTATTAACAGATGATGAAGCAGATAGATTAAGACTTAAAATGATTGATAAAGACCGAGAAGCCGAGATAACAGAAGACCAAGAATTTAGGTGGGGAGAAGTTAGAGGTGATACTGATGATGACTGGTATTATGCCCAGCAATTAAAAAACAATGAGTGGTAAAAATTACAATAGCTTATTTCCAATTTAATCAGCCTGCTCTATCATTTTTAATAAGCGATGATCGGGCTGGCTAAATTGGACAAAACAAATGTCAGAAAAACAAAGTCAATTACAATTAGTAGAACAAGAATTTAAAAGAGAACTCAAAGGAAACGAAACAGCATTAAAAGCTCTTTTGCAAACAACATTTAAAGGATTTACTCCTGAACTTATGCAGAAAGCAGTATTTGAGGGAATGATGAGGGGTTTTACTTTTAAAGACTTCTTGCAAAAAGATGTCTATGCCATACCTTATGGTCAAAGTTATTCTTTAGTAACTTCAATAGACTTCTCAAGAAAAATTGCAATGCGTTCTGGTCTTGCTGGAAAGTCAGAGCCAAAATTTGTAGAAAATGAAAAAGGCGAATTAGTGTCTTGCTCAATTACAGTCAAAAGAAATGTTGATGGAGTGATTGGCGATTATACAGCAATGGTAAGGTTTGATGAATACAATACAAAGAGAAATTTGTGGCAGACAAAACCATATACAATGATTGCAAAAGTTGCCGAGATGCACGCATTGAGGTCAGCTTTTCCTGAAGAAATGGCTAAACAATTTATTCAAGAGGAATTACAAAGAGAGATAGTTGTTGCAAAAGAAGTTGTAAATGTAGATGAGTATAAAAAACAACTTGAAGCATCAATTTGTTTAGAGGAACTACAATCTGTTTATGCTAATATGCCAGTAAAAGCAAAAACAGAACTTAAAGGTCTTGCACAGAAAATGAGTAAAGACTTCCAAAAAGAAGTCAAAGAAAATGAAAACCCAAAAATTTCAAAATAGAGAAGAGTGGCTACAAGCCAGAACTGGCAAAATCACAGGAACTATACTCAAGGATATCATTACACTTCGCGGTACAGCCCCAAAAAAGGGCTTCTACCAGCTTATTGCAGACCGAGTGGCACTTCCAGCCGATGGCGAGAATGCAATGGACAGGGGCGTAAGATTAGAGCCTGAAGCTATAGAAAGATTTATGAAGCAAGAAAAGAAAAAAGTTGATACAAGTTTGATGATGTGGATTTCAGAAGAAAACGAAAGCATGGCAATTAGTCCTGATGGTGTAATTGGCGAAACAGGAGCAGTGGAAGTCAAATGTTTAAATTCTGCAAGCCATATTGAAGCTTGGCTAACTCAAAAAATACCAACAGAGCATTATTTTCAATCATTGCAATACTTCATAATCAATCCGAAGTTAAAATGGTTATACTTCGTATTCTATGACCCACGAGTACCAGCAAAAGATTTTTTCTTTATTACTCTTGAAAGAAAAGATTTAGAGGTGGAAATTGAAAAGTATTTAATTCAAGAGTTAGCAATACTTAAAGAAATAGAAAAAATAGTATTAGAATTAACTTTTTAAAAAAAATATGGAAAACTTAAATATAGAAAAATTTAATCCGACAATAATTGAATTAAACAGTCTTGTTGTAAAAAGCAAGGATGTAGATATATCAAATTTAGTAGAAGTAAAAGAAGTTAGAATTGAATTAAGAAATGCAAGAGTAGCAATTACAAAACAAGGCAAAGAATATAGACAGCAAGCTTTAGATTTTCAGAAGGCAGTAATTGCTAAAGAAAAAGAATTAGTGGCAATTATTGAACCTGAAGAAATAAGATTAGAGCAAATTGAGGAAAATGCAAAATTAGAAGAAGCCAAAGCAAAAAGAATTGCAGTTTTGCCAAGAAGAAAAGAAATGCTTGCAGAAATAAAAGATAATGTTGAAATAATAGATGACGAGATTTTGGAAATGGATGAGGTTGCATTTTCTGCATATCTTAACCAAAGAATATTTATTAAAAACGAGGCTGATAAATTGGCTCTTGAAGAAAGAGAAAGAAAACTCAAGGAAGAAGAGAATAAAATAATTAGAGAGAAAGAAATTAAAGAAGCTCAGGAAAAAGCGAGAATTGAAGAAAGGGAAAGAATGGAGAAACAAGAAATTGAAAGAAAAGTTAGAGAAGAATTTAATGCAAAGGCAGAACAGGCAAGAATACAAAAAGAGCAGGAAATAGAAAAAAAGAGGATTGAAAAAGAAAAAGTTGCCGAGCAAGAAAGGTTAGAGAAAGATAAAAAATATCAGAAATTTTTAAAAGATAATGGTTATTTGGAAAGCGAAAAAGAAAACTTTATTATTCAAAAATCTTCTTCTAAAATAATTCTTTTTAAGAAGGTTGGAGAAATAAACATTTAATTTTATGGCAGAAAAAATATTTGTGGAAGGATTATTTTATAAGCTACCCAGTGATAAAGCTCCAAAGTTTATCAAAGCGAATTTATCATTTAATGTTGTAAAATTTGTAGAATTTTTACAAGCACAACAGAATGAGAGGGGATGGGTAAATATTGATGTCAAAGAAAGCCGAGAAGGTAAAATTTACGCAGAAGTAAATACTTGGCAAGCAGAAAAAAAAGATGTGCCAGTAATTCAAGAGGGGCAATCATTTGAAGAGCAAATGAGCGCTCCAGCACAAGAGCCGACAAAGAGTGATGATAATAATTCAATAGACATAAAGGATATTCCTTTTGCCTAAAAATTATGGAAAATCAAAAAGAATATAAACAACGAACAGATTTACAAAACCGATCATTGCATAAATATTGCACTATGTTATCAGACACTCTTGTTGAAGGAGGTATAACTTATAAAAAGTTTTTAGAAATAATGGACGAAGTAGATATGTCTCCTGAAATAGTAAAATCAGTTTTTAGAGAATATGGCAGATTAAAATATGGTAAAAAAAGTACAGCAGACTTAACAACAAAAGAGATGATGGAAATATTTGATGAATTTACATCAAATATTTCTAAAATAGGAGTT